GATAGACACATAGTAACTTCTACTTTGTAATCTATACTTTTATCTCTAAATACAGAGTTTCTTTTTAGCATGTTTAAAGTTAGTGCTAAATCTTCTAACTCCTGCGGCATCGCAAATATTGTTATAACTCCTTTCATTATCTTATAATTTGTCCATCAGCTTTATCTATTGTAGTTGGATGTTCAATAACATCAATACCACTATTAGTTAAATGCCATCTTAGTAAATATTCATTTCTTAATCCACTATCTTGTCCAGGCCAGCCACCTTGTAAAAACTGAATGTAATTCAAATCATAATTTAAATACCAATCAATTTTTTTATACAATTGTGAATATATCCCCATGTTAGTTTGGTTACCAATAGCAAATACATCGTAGTATCCTCTATGCTTAACCCTTTCATCCGTTTTCCAATCCCAGACATGTACTTTACTCAAATCCAATGATTCCAAATCTAATAAAGAATCTTCATATTGTAAATCGAAACGGGTTCTAATTACAACATCATATTTTCTTTCAATTAAATCATACGCTTGATATAAAGAATACCACATCGATTTTGAATTCTGAAGTGGTTGCCTCCATAAAGGGTCAACTATTCCTTTATCATCAAATACTTTTGGAGATTCAATAGCAATAGCTTCAGCTTTATACATATTTTTAATCTCCGAAAGATAATTGTCAGAATATTCATATACATCTTTTGGTCTATCTTTGAAAAATTGAGTTGCTTCAAATTTACCACCTGCCCAAGTATGTAGATAAACATCACAATCGTATCTATTTAAATACGATTTTTTTAAATTATCATAACCTATTTGATAATTTCTCGGTTGACCCGAAACTAAAATTGCTACTTTCATTTTTTATATTTTTCTATGAAATCTGAACAAACTCCAGCTGCTTCCGATACATCATCATTATAGATTTCAGGCATAACAGCTATACTTCCATTTATTGGCTGTTTGCCAGGAAATGCCCATATCCAATTTTCTGATGTTAGTGTTACAGTATCGTTTTCGTGCCAAAAATAATTAAATAGTTCCAACGAATAATCGATATCAGTAAGGTATAATAAAGCATCTATGTTTTTACAATGAATCCATAAATTTGAACTTCTTTCTTTTAACCAATCCCATCCTATTGGGTATTGTGGGGTATCATGTCCTAAAAATAATTCACCATCTATACCCCAAACATCAATCTCTACATCATAACCTAAATCTAATGCAGTTTGTATATAATCTGGTCTATTTTCTGCTTCAGGTATTTTACCATTCACATTTCCTCTGTGCGATATTAGTATCATATTAATATTCCTCCCCTTCTACAACCTTTCTAGCATCTCCTCTTTCGTGGTTGTGGTTTTTTGATTTAATTGTGTGATACATATGAACTCCAAATGTACCAATTTCAGTTGAGCGATTTATTCCACCCTGATTAAACCCAACATTAAACAAATCATGTGCACCTCCCCAAGTTGCATTTGGGTTCAATGCTCTACTTGCTATTTGATGACAAATACTTAATACATCATTTGTGAATATGTGTAGATTATAATCATTTTGAATATTGTGAGATACAAATTTAATAGATGGGTGTGTATCTGCTTCACCATTTGATGAATATTCTTTATACGGGTCGGCTAATGAACCTGGGGTTATTGGATGATTTGTTCCACCTCTATAATAGGTTGCTAAAGGAGCTACTTCAAACTTATCCAACTTACACAATTCATCGATTTCTGATTGTGGAACTTTTGATTTAGCGTTGTATATTGGTAAACTCCATATAGAATTTATATCAGTATGTTTGTTAAATACTTTGTTAAAGTTATGGGATACACAATAATCGGATTTTAATAATAATGTTTTGCCTGGCTTATTCAATCCATTTTCAACCAACATTCCCAATTGATTAATGATATCTTGTGTTAATGTTTTTTGACAATCTAATTCATCATATGGAAATACAGCCAAATTCTGAATATAGTTATTGATATCCAATTCTTTAACTTTAGCTTCCAACCATTCATTACTAATGGTTTCGGAATGTGTGTTGTATAGGATAAACCAATCCCAAATTATACTTTCACTTTGGGTTTGTAACAAAGAACGTAAGCTATATTCAGCATGTTCTTTTGTTAAGGTTGTGTGTGTTGTAAATATACAATTATTCATAATTTAAAAATTCATCGCTATTGATTAAATTAAGTATTTCTACTCTATTTGATTCTAAAAAATCATAATTTAAAATAGTTGGTATTTCTATTTTTAATTCTTTTCCTATTTGATTTGGCTTTATAACGCCCAATCCTTCATCATCATTTACTACAAATACTTTATATTTTAAATGTGAGTTATTTTTTCTAAATTTTACAATAGACTTCCAAACATCTCCATTCCAACCATACTCCCATATATCAAAATCAGCAGGTACTCTTTGTCTCATTTCTGATATTGGGTTACAATCGTGTAATATTATAACACCATCATCTTCTAAATGTTTAAGAGAATTTTCTATATCTTTATCAACTTGCTCCGTATGATGTAATCCATCTATAAAAATAACATCATACTTATACCCCAAAGTTGGTCCAATAGTTTCAAAAAAATCATCGGATGTTAAATGATAGACAGCTGGGCTATTTTCATCTGGGTCAACGGAATCTTTTATGATTGCATCAACACCACTATAACTATGCCCTTTGTGAACTCCTATCTCCAAATATTTTTTAAATTCTTTTTTAGATAGGTAATGATTTATTAAGATTACTTTATTCATTTAAATAAATTTTAGAAAAATATTCTTTTATAGAACCACTCATCTTTGGATTCAAATTATGTGGTTTACTATCTACAAAATGAAATATTTTTACGGTTGAAACATCTTCTAATTTTAATTCATTTACTGCATCTAAATCGAATAGTAAATAGTTATAATCCGAACTTAAATAAGTTACAAATATTTGATTAGAACCCACAAAATAATCCAAAGCAGGGGTATCACTGTTAAATCTTCTAGTCTGCTTTGATGCTTCTCTAAATAGAGAACTTATTTTTTCATTTACATACTGATGTGTATTTATTATTTGAAATCCTGCATTTGCAGAATATTTATCAAACGGGTCATACCAATTGGGTGCTTCCGCAATCGATATTGCTAAATCGCTTTCTAATTCTAATAAATCAAAGTGTGAATTACACATCATATCACCATCACATTTTATAGCATAATCATATGATTCTTTTAAATATTCAGGTGCATCGCAATACCAATACATAGCATCGGGCCATCTACCTTTTTGTCCGCTTTCAATATATTGAACATCCGAATATTGATTGTAGTTTTTCTTACAATCTCCTTTTACTAACTTAATGTTGTTATCATCGCAAAGCTTTTGAACTTCATCGATTCTTTCTTCATTTATATCTGTAAAATATACATAATCTAATTCTTCTTTGAAATACTTTTGAAAAGATTTCAACATTCTGATTGGTTCTTTGTTTTCGGATAAAATGTATTCCGAATTACCAGCGCAATATACTACCCACTTTCCCATTATTTTTTATAGTTTTCTAAGTAATATTTTAAATCTTCAGGCGTTCCCAACCCCCACATCTTTTCGATGTTGAATGTTTTGATTTTTTTACAATCACCAATTGCTTCGTTGAATACAGGACAAACATAGAATTCATTATTTGTTCTGATATTTTTTTCAATCATTTGTTCAGCGTATTTAACATAATCTGAACCTTTAGCCCAATAGTAAACACCAACAGTTGCAATGTCTGAAATCGGATTCTTCTCTGCTACTTCCGTTACATATCCATACTCATCCACTTTAGCGAATGACCATTTAGGATGTGTTGCTGTAAATGAAAGGATACCACCATCAACTTTTTGTTCAATCATTTTATACATAAACTCATTACTATCCCACTCTACGAATTGGTCAGAGTTTGCCATAAGTAATGGTTCATCGTTGTTAATAAATTCCTTAGCCAACAATGTTGTACAAGCTGCTCCTTCAGTCATACCATCCACTTCTACAATTTTACAATTGGGAGTGATTAGATTTAATAGAGTATCCAAGTTAAACTTAGCTCTATGCTCTTTTTGTACTACATAGATGAAGTTAGCATCTATATTTAGATTATCTACTACAACCTGAATCATAGGTTTACCTTCCACATCAATTAGTGGTTTTGGAAACGTATATCCTGCTGCTGCGAATCTACTTCCAGCGCCTGCCATTGGGATAAGAACGTTCATCTTACCACCTTGCCATTTTGGTGTACTCATAATTTTACTTTTTGTTTCGTCTAATTTACTAATAATTTTTGATAAAACCAAATCTTTTGGATTATCTACTCTTAATATACTTGCTCTACTTCTACTTGCTGCCAATAAACCATGCGGGGAATCTTCTACAATTAGAGTTTCTTCCGGCAAACATCCCATCATACTCATAGCCTTCCAATACATCTCAGGATGTGGTTTAGAGTTCTTTACATCCTCATTAGAGATAATTAAATCCATATACTCAATAATCCCTATCTTTGCTAACATCACCAATACAGACCTTCTAATTGAGTTTGAAGCACATGCCAACTTATAACCCCTATCTCTTAATTCCTTAAATAATTCAATCTTATCTAAGTCGGGTTGTAATCCTGATATAGCTTCAATTGTTAAGTGTTGCTTTCTATTCCACACATGCTCATGTACATCTTTTGGTAATCCTTTGCTTTTAGTCAACATATCTAACTTTTGATTTGTTTTCAAACCATCATATGTAGATAAGTGTTCAGCTTCTGATATAACGTACTTATTACTCTGTCCAATTTCCCAAAGAGCTTGGTTTAGGGTTTTAAAGTGTATTTCTTTTGCTTCTACTAATACTCCATCTAAATCGAAGATAATTAATTTTGTCATATTCTATATTTTTCTTTTGGAAATGTTTCCATATAATGATTCACTTTACTATTGAATATTGAATATGGTTTCCAATTGTTACCTAATTGAATAAATTGCAATTCCGCATTGAATCTATTTCTTTTTACGTTTTCTAAATTTATTGTTTTTATATAATCAGCTTTTGCCCACCAAAAATTGCCAGAATAAAACTGACATAATGGAATTGAATCCAATAAACATCCAAATGTATTATATTTTGTTCTTTCAAATATAGCAAAAACATCATTAACTTTTTCAACATTGAAGTACATCATTAAATTTCTCCAATCTTCTATATTTTCATAATTCGAATCGTTTAGTTTGGATGCTCCCTTTGTGTGAAAGTAAAAAACGTAATCCGAATCATTAAATTTACTACTATCTGATTCTAATAACTCTAATGTAATGAATTCATGCCCTTCCGCTCTAACATCTCTTATTTTGGTTTTATCTAATAGTGATAGAACTTTTTTTGTTGATATGTTTTTGCCTGCTATTGAAATCCCTATATTTAAATTATATTCAAAATTAAACTTACTTTTAAGTAATTCTATTTGCTCACTTACTATGGATTCTACCCCATCTATTACATATATGTGATAGTAAACGTGTACCATTATAAAGTTTCGTAATAGTTGTTTTGCTTTTCTTGTCTTTGGATTGTTTTTGGATGTTTTATACAATACATCTCATCCGATGGAAACGCTGTATATGATTCAAACCCACCAATTCTTTCGTGTACTTTTCCAGCCCAACCAATAGTTTCTTTGTTTTTATAGATACGGGTCTGAACATCTGGAAAGTTAACCCATCCCTTTTCATCTACTCTCCATCCCCATTTTTGAATATGCTCTTCTGTCAATCCTTCCACTGTGTTTATGCGTGGAACTACAATTAAATCTTTGTCTATATTATTCTCCAATATATCTTCCAAATTAACAATAAGGTTTGGGTCTAAATACTCATCTGCATCCAATTGAAAAATCCACTCACCTTTACAATTTGAATTTAAAAAGTTTTTCCAATGAGCAAAATCGTTATCGAATTCAGATTCAATTAGAGTAATATAATCTGCGTTTGCTTGAAGTTCCAAATACTCAACCATTTCGGTTGGTGCTTTGGGTGTATCTAAAAGAACTACAATTTCTGAATTCTCTCCTTTGTAGTTTAATAATTGTGTAACTAATCTTATAATTTCTTCGTGTTCATTACAAGCCGTTATTGCGTAACTTAATTTCATCTATATAACTTTTTAATTTATCGATTGGTTGCCATCCTAATCTTTCAACGGCATCATTATTTAATCTTAATGTTTTTCTATAATTTCCTTTTACATCATCTACATACTTTCTATTTGGGTAATCCAACATATCTGCTAATTCATTCAATGAATAATTACAACCCGTTCCTAATTCCCAAGCATCTTCATGCTTTTCATCGCTTTCAGCTATTCGTATTAAACCATCAACGATATCATCAACGTGTGTAAAATCTCTACGTTGTTCACCATCTCCGTGAATTAAAATTGGTTCATTTTTAGATATAGCATATCTCCAAATTCCAATAACCGCTGCCATGTCAGAGCCAACCAATTCACCTGGTCCGTAAACATTGTAAAATCTAGCTATCTCACCATTAAATTCATATACTTCTTTAAACATCTTAATCCATTCTTCTCCCATATGCTTTGTTAATGCGTATGGCGATAACATCGGATTGTGATGGCGAGATGATGAACCGGCATAAATTAATTTACATCCATTTTTATGTGCATATTCAACAACTTTCTTCGTTCCTTTTACATTACAACTGAACGTTAAGTTTGGATTTTTAAATGATGGCTGTATTCTACTCAATGCTGCTAAGTGAAAGATGTAATCGTAGGATTTATCTTTAACATTATCCATAGCTCTGACATCTCCACCTAAAAAATTTACGAATGGATGAATTTTAGCTTCTTTACCAATAGATAGATTATCAACAACATCTACCTCATATCCTCTTTTGAGTAATTCGGATGAGAGAGCATATCCAATAAATCCTGCTCCACCTGTAACTAATACTTTTTTCATTAATCTTCGTTGTGAGGTTTATTATTTGTATAACTCCAAGAACTACCACTTGGATATCCCGTTGCAGTCGATGTTACAAATTGTGGCGTTGCATATGTAATAGAACCTCCACCCGGTGTTGTTGTGATTACTGCCTGCGTAGTACCTGTTCCGAATGAACCCGAACTACACGTTATCTTATATGGATTATATGGGTCTATATAGTGTGGGTGTTGCCACGTTGGAAATTGTTGTATGTTTGGAACTCCTATGCCCGGTCCAATTGGTGTACCAACTAAATCATTTACCTCTGCTAATTTATCTTTTAATGCATCCCATTGTTTTGGTGTGGGTGCGTATTCGTGGCAGGCTTCTACAAAGCCTTTAAGCCATATAACATATTCTTTTGAATTCATAACTATCTACCTTTTAATTGTGAACGTTTATCTATTCCGGTAACATTCATATTCTTAGGAGTTATTTCATTAACATCCATAGTCAATTCCACTACCTTTTGTAATCCGCTTATTTTATATGTTCTATAAGCATCATTTGTTATAATTGGTACTTTAGCAACAACAGTTTCATAAAACTTTTTAGCTCCGCCTCTCATTTGTAATTTTTCAGTTTCTTCATTTACAAATTTACCAAAAAACTTTTTAATCAAATTTGGGTTTACATTAGATACTTTTACACAATGTACTATATCTTTTCCTTGTGATACAAATAAAGTATATATGATAGGTGCAGTTGTTTCTGTAAATCTTCCAGTTGTACCATCAACATAATCGTATTCTTTTATAAGATAAAATCTACCCCTAGTCATTTTGTTAGGAGCTACTATATTTTTATCATCAATGGATTTACGATATATTGGATTGTAATTCATATTACTTACTTACCATTTTTAATTTAGGTAACTGCATTGGTTGAAACGTTGGTTGTTTCTTACTATAAATACCATACTGATTTAAAATAGTATCAAACAATTTAGTCATTTTTGATAAACTGAAATTTTGTTTATTTTGCTTTCCCAATTGGAATGAATTCACTTTGTACTTATCATAGCTTTTGTAAACATCTTTAATTACTGGTAATGACTTGGAAACATTTACATTAAACCACTTTGCTTCTTTTAATAAAAAGTTATCTGCCGCTGATTCATGTACTTCTTTCAATTCACCTTCTAATAATACTGCTCCACTTTTTAAGAAATCCAAATGACCACTCCAATTAGAAACAATTACAGGCTTACCTGTTAAACTGAATTCTAATAATGGTCTACCAAAACCTTCACCTTTTGTGAAATTTATCATTGCTTTTACTTTTGGATGTTCATATAATCCATTCATTTGAGCAGATGTTAAATCGCCATGCAATAGATAAACCGGCACGCTTTTATAATCCTTACCCAACGTTTCTCTTATTTTAGAAACCAATCTTTCTCTATCCATTATACTAAAGCCAGCGGTTGATGTTTTTAGAATTAGAGCAGGTTTTACCTTTTCATTTTTAAAAGCCATTGCGAATGTTTTAATCATCATTCCCACATTCTTTCTATCTTCTCCTAAATCACCTTTTAACCAATGTCCTACAAATAGGAATGCAAAATCTTCTTTAACTTCATCCAATTCGGAAATATGTGCTACTACTTCAGTTCCAAAATCGTTTTCATCAAATCCTTCAAAAAGAACTTCTACGGGTTTTTGTATCCTATGTTGTGCAATTAATTGCTTAGTTTTATTATCTTGCTCATTATAAACAGTATCAACTAAACTTTTCTTAGCGTGTTCGGATGGAGTTATAATCAAATCCATTCGGTTACATCCGTGAATCCAATCTAATGCACAATGCGTTGTTTCGATTCCAGCAGTAATTCCGATATTATAGTGTCCTAATGGTTGAAACTCATTTGGTACAGTGACCTGAATATATACATCTGGCTTTTGCTCTGGCTTTTGGATAATATTATCTACAATCCATTTATGAAATTCATTATCATAATTTAATGCATCCATTGGAGTTGCCCCCCAACGAATACTAATTACTTTTATTTCGAACTTATCTAACTTATATAATGAATGTAATAAATCTCTCGCATGGTCTCCGTATCCACTTCTCGTTGCTACGGGTGCCTGAAATACTAATGTTGGTTTCATATTATAACTCTATTAATTTAAATTTTTGTTTTGGTTTCCAATTTTCGAATGCACCTTCCATACCTTCCACTAATGCATCACACATAGCTTCTCTACTTAATTTTCCTTCACCCATAAAATGCTTTCTACCTTTTAATCCTGCTGATTTTCTATCTTCTTTTGGCGTTTGATACCAATCCATAATCAATGGTGCTACATCTTCAAAATCAATTCTATCATCAAAAATATATGGAGTAGGAACTGAACCTGTTGTTGAACGAACTGGCCAAATTGGTTTTACCCAATCTCCCCAAACTACACTTGCTTTTTTATGCTTATCGTGTAAAGAACCAATTTCTAAATAATCTTCTGCGGTTAATAATTTACCCGTACCATTTTCTCTAAATCCACATTGGTCTTGCAATCCACCCGTTACAGTTGTAATGATTGGAGTCCCTGCCATTACTGATTCCGCAGTTCCTAATCCGAATCCTTCGTTAGATGATAACATAATAGTTACATCTGCCAAATTGTAAAGATAGTTTAATTCTTCTTCTTTTAATTTTTCATCAACAAATATAATATTTGCATCTGGCATTAAATGTTCTGCTGTTTTTATTAAATCAGTACCATGCTCTTCAACGGGTCTAGTTTTCATAACTAAAACAACCTTATCTCTTTTTTCTTCTGGCAATGCTTCTCTAAATGCATTGAATGCTAACATCACATCAATTGGTTGCTTTCTTCTGATATTTCTATTTGTCCAATAAAGAACAAATTCATATTCTTTATCACCAAAAATTCTTTCTTTAAAATCTTTTGGAACTTCTACTGGTTTGTAGATATCTGAACGGATACCATGTGGTACATAGCTTACTTGCCAATCTTCAGGCTTAGTCCAATGTTTTTCTTTATCCCAACTCCAAACTCTTTTAGTAATACCATAGGTTTGCTTTGAGATACATCCAATCCAATCACAACTTTCGTAATAATCTCTATTGTATTTTGGGTCTGGCAAATCATCCCAAATGTGATAAAAGAAAAGGGGAACTGATTGACGAATTTCATGCTCAATCTCATACAACCAAATCCAATATCTAGGGTCGGTGAAGTGTAAGATAGCATCTGGCTTTTCCATCATCAATAACTGACGAATAACATCGGGATTACCATATCCATCAAATGGATAAATTTTTACGTTAGCATCTTCTACGCCTGTTTGCTTTCTAACATCTTCATTTAAATCAAATATTTTTCCTGCTTCAGGGTGTTTGATTGCTGCACCTAATTGTACCCAATCGTATTTGTGAACTGTTCCTAAAACCAATTGCTTTGACATATTGGCTATACCACTAGCCATTCGAAGGTCATCGGACAGTAACAAGATTTTTTTCTTTGCCATAACTTATTTTGTTCTCTTAAAATTGTGAACCACTAATTTGTAATGTAGTGTATTCGTTTAATTGTTTTCTAAATTCTTCGTTTTTCGTATAAAGGTCTAAAGTTCTATTAACAAGTCTTTGAAAATTTAATCCACCTTGAATTGTAGCTATTTTAAAATCCTCATCATATAACCTTTTTATAACCTTAACCGTAGTTAATTTTAAATCTGCCATAGTTAATAATATTTGTATATACATATATATACAAAAAATTATTTTCCATCACAATGTGTTCCATAAAATTCACACCATCCGCATAGTTTAGATGGTTTCTTAAAAAAATCTACATCGGTTCTATATGAACCATCTGGATTAAATACATTATCCACAAATGCATTAAACTCATTCCAAGCTTTATTAATAGATGGTTTACCATTTGCCGGAACGTGTCTACTAATGCGTGGAATTACATAATCAGTATTTTCGGAAACTTTTCTTTTTAGAATGATAAACTCAACATCTATCATATCCATAGAAACTCCTAACATTTCTGAATAGAATTTTTTGTAAAGAAGTATTTGTGCGTTCTTAGTTGGGTCTTTCTTTTGGTATTTACTCCAACCCGATGTAGATGTTTTGAAATCTATAATTCTATACTTACCATCGAAAGTACTTCTAACTACCAAATCTATAAATCCTAAGAAATTAATATGTTCTCTGATTTTTGTATTGATTGGTTGTTCGATTGCTACTAATTCATCATACTTTAAAGAAAAAAAGTTATTGAAATTTTTAGATTTTTGAAAGTAATCTAAAATAAGATTACCATCTTCTAAAAATTCTACTAATTCTTCTTTACTACAAATTGGGTCTTTACCTTCGTTGGATTCTTTGAGAAAGATTTCTCTCATTTTTTCTTTAAGAAATGCTTTCGTATCCATTCCCTTATCCGCTTGTGATTTGGAGATACGAAGGCATCTACTTAAATACTCTTGCAACGTTTCGTGCATTGCTGAACCAAATACTGAATGTATATTGGATGTGGATTGTGATAATCCATCTATGTAACTTAGTTTATATTGTTGTGGGCAACTGCTCCACATACTATATTGTGAAAATGATACTCTAGCCATATAACAAATATACGAAATTTATTTTAATAAACCAAAGAATTATATCTTTAATTTGAGTTTCGTAATTTGTTTTTTATCTATTCCGTATTTCTCACAAATATATTTAATATTCTCCCTACCTTCTCTAGTAGAGTAAAGAATATCAATGTATTCTACTGCCTGTGATTCTGGCACTGTAAAATCTTTCTTAATCAATTCAACTAAAAACTCTTCATATTTATCTTCCGATTTACCCTTTGTATATTTTAAATATTGCTTACCTTTTGGTAGAACATTAATATACAATTTGTACATTTCCTTTGGCTGAAGAGTTTGAGTTAAAGGTAATAATGATGCAACAAGTTCAACCCATTCCGGCTTCATTGATAGGAATCGATTAATCATAAAGTTACTCCACGATTTCAAATCCTCTTCCGATAACTTATCGAAATAGTTCGGGTCTTGCTCCGCCGTAATTGCATTAAGATGGTCGAATAACTTTTTAGCTGCCATTATTTTTCTTCTTTTACACTTTTTAATTCTTCAGGTAAAAATTCATCCAATGGTTTACCGCAATTAGTACACAAAGGTACTTCGAATGGCATTACAGTATCTCTATCACCACCGGTTAATAATTTAGATGCCTTACGGAATCTATAACCTAACATAAAAAGTAAATTACCACATTCACACGGAATATCGCGTGTATCTTTTAAATCGATTTGTGGTTGTTGGAATTGTTCGTTTATCATTTTATAATATTTAAAATTTGAATAATTGTGCTCATAAACACTATTTCTTTATCTACTACTAAAGCATCTTTAGATAATCCATCTGCAATAGTAAGTATTACATTTGCCGTATTTCCACTTGCATATTCATCAACTTTATCATATAACATTGTGTACATTTCTGAATAGTCATTTAAACGATTATCTGCTACTGCTTGTCTAATGTTTATGAATAAGTTTCTTTTATCATTTGATGATTTAAGTAACTCAATCAATTTGGTTTGGAAGTTTGATTCGACCATAATCGAATGGTCTACTTTCAACTCGCCTTTAGCCGATTGTAATTGGCAAGTATTTAAGATTCTACGGATATCAGGGTAATATGAATTGATAATATCAGCCATATTCTTTGGTTCGTACTTAATCTTTTCCGAATCTAAAATCTTAGCAACCTGAACGGCTACATCTTTTTTAGTTGGCGGAGTGATAGCAAACGATTGACATCTACTTTGAATCGGGTCGATAATCTTTTCAATGTAGTTACAAGTCAAAATGAATCTACAATGTTTACTGAATGTTTCCATTAAGTTACGAAGGATTGCCTGTGCATTTGGAGTCATATAATCAAACTCATCCAAAATGATAACTTTAAATCCTGCAAAACCTACCGATGATGCGAAGTTCTTTACTTTGTTACGAACGGTATCCACATTGTTTTCATCCGATGCGTTGATAATCATATGGTCACATTTGATTGTGTTTACGATTAACTTTGCTAATGTGGTTTTACCTGTACCCGCCTTACCATAAAGTAGTAAGTGAGGTATATCGTTATTATCCAAATATTGTTGAATAGTTTCTTTGATGGTTTCATTACCAACGTAATCAGCTAATGTTTGTGGGCGGTATTTCTCCACCCACAAACTATGCTCTCTTTTATTAATATCGTTTGCGAAAAAGCTCATAAATTAATTTTTTACAAATACTCCGTTTACAGTTTTACCTGTTCTATCTTTTATCTCATTCCATGCTGCTTCTAAACATTCAGCTGGCTCTAAACCTAATTGTTTAGATAAAATAATAAGAGTTACAAACGAATCACCGATACCATCTTTGATTTCTTCATCTTTTGATTTCAATAATGCACCTGCCGTTTCGCCTACTTCTTCTAACACCTTTAACATTTGCTTTGGTGCATTATCAGGAACTAAAATTCCCTTATCGTGTGCCCATTGGGTCACATTTTCTATTAAATTATCAAAACTCATATTTTAGTTTTTATTTTCTTGTTGTCTTTGAATTTTAGATTCTTCGCTAATTGGTCTTGGGAATATACTAAATTCCATACCATTTTGTCTGAAAGTTAACTTATCACTTTCGTTTGGTTGAATTTGTAATACCAAAGGAGATGGTTCTTGTCCTTCATTTTGCCAAGCGAATACTATCGGTTCATTATTGAAAAATTGAAAACACCATTCCGCATCTTCTATAATTTTTGGTTGTTCCATTTGAACACTACCTTGCTCTTGTGGAAACAATTCTAATTGTTCGAATTCTTTTTTCTTTGCCATTTTATTAGTTTTGAATTTCTACTAAATAATATTTACAAACGAACTCATCGATAATGAATTCAACGTGCGCCAATCCATCAGCCGATACTTTAAGTTTAGCAGCGGTTGCTTCTTTGTTAGCCGTTAAGATTTCTTTAAGATACTTAGCGGAGAAAGAGATTGGTTTAACTTCACCAGCGTAACCTTTTTCACAAGTGAATGTTACTCTATTTGTAGAAATGGTTGAATAACCGATAGCCATTTTCAAATCACCACCTTCGGTAAATACAGTGAATGTATCGATATCACTCAATGCACCCTTTGCTTTGATAAACTTATCAATCATAGTAGATGCCATCTCAATTGAGATACCAAATTCTGGCAATACCTTCAAATCAGGCACCGCAGGAATTACACCTAAATCAGCCAATTGATATGAAGTTTCGGTTTCATCTGAAACCAATTTTAATACGGTAGCTTTATCGCCAGCCATATCAACATTTAAAGATAAATCATTATCTAAAATGCCTAATAAATTTTTTAACAATGATGTAGTATAAATACCAACATTGAATGGTTTTGATGTAAAGCCATTAAAATCCACTTCACCCAGCATTGTCTTATCATCTGAAATGAAACGTACAGATAATTTGTTTCCTTCTGCGTTCCATGCTACCGATTCGATTACTCCACCTAATGAGTACTTCTGAATGAATCTTTGTAAATTGTTTTTGTTCATAATCTAGTTTTTAAATTTTATGTTATTGTTACAAATATAAGAAAAACTTTTTAATATTCCAAATTAAAAGGAGAAAAACTTCTTAGCAGTTTGGGCTTCCGTTGATGCTTTCTCCCACTTTAGGGCTTTATAAAAATCATCAACTTTGTTTTCCAATTCTGCTTTATAAATCATATCCCTATCAACATATTGCTCTACGAAATCCATAATTTCATTTGGGTCATTATAATCTTTGAACGCCACAGTATCTAACCCCAATGGATTGTTTTTAAGATATACCCACTTTACTTTATCACCATCTCTGATTGGTTCGTGCTTATATGGGCAATTAAAGAATTTCAATAATCGGTTATAAGTGATTCCAGCTTTTACGTGCGCAGGAGTTCCTTTCTCAAAGTTAGCTATTGATAACCCACTATCTTTTCTCCAACTACCATCATCGTATTTACTCAACTCTTTAATAGCCCCACCTTTTGCTATTTTATTTACAGGTAAATTAATCATATTCTTTTTGAACTCTAAAAGAGATTCATCCATATATGCGTTATCTTTACCCATTAAAATATCCTTTAACATCTTAGCCATAAAGTCCTGAAATGCTTTGGGAAATGATGAACGAACTACATCCAATCCCTTTACATCCAACTTATCACAGGGGATGCCATTCTTTAAAATCATCCATTGAGCGTAACGTTTCTTAGCTACCCAAAATCCTGCTTTACTGATGTACTCTTTCTTAATCTCAAATCTATGCTTATCTTTTGGTATAAAGAAAAATCTTTCTGCCAACATATCATAGAATGAGTTTAAAAATGTTTGAGTTTCTTCGGCGATTGTATTTACCTCTTCAGCCATTCGGTTTTGGTCAAACTCTTTATAGTTGGGATAACGATGTTTCACCAACGGCTCAGCCATCATATAGATGGAATCCGTATCTATATAAACATTGTAATCTTCTCTTGTTCCGAGTTCTTTCCAGTATTTGATGTTTGCCATCTCTGCTGTTTTTTTGATAACGGTTTGGCCGGTGATTGTAACCGCTTCTGCATTATCAATATCATAAAACCTAAAGGCAGGAAGACCAAGCACGCCATACATAGAATTAAGAAGAATCTTCTGAACCAACTGCCGTTTTGCATAGAATTCATATTTTTCTGTATCTTTTGCTTCTCCATATTTTTTTTCTAATTTCCTAAATTCAACACGTTTTTGAAACCAATCATTTAGGATATCTGCGATTAGACCCGGCTTATCTTGTGTATAAAGAACTCCATTTGCAGCAACACCTAAATTACTATCTTTAATAACTTCTTTTAATTCCTGTGTACTATATTCGTAAGTATCACCATCCTTACCCACTAACTTATATGTCTTTTCAGCACCTCTAATATTTTCCTCTGCATCCCAATTCTGAATCTTACCAACTTTGGTTTCTGGCGAAATGTTTAGAGTCATAATGATTGATGGATATAGGGATGTTAAATCCAAATCATAAATCCAATCATACTTACCAACGATGGGTTCTTTTACATATGCTCCAATAAACTTCTCCTCATTGTTATCCCTAAGAGCCTGCATTCTTTCCTTTCTATCTTTTGGTTTATTAGTTGCTACCAATCCTTTCTTTTTAAGATATCCCAAACAAGCGCCTTCTAACCATTTAGATGAGAAAATATAATCCTCATATGGTACATATCCGGCGTGGCAAACTGCTCTACATAATTCAATGAATTGAAGTTTCTCATCCATTGCTACAACTAAGTCCACATCGACAATGTTATACTCAATGAATTTTTCCAAATCATTTTCGAATAAATCATCTAAACTTCCTTCGTACTCAACCTTACCTCTACCCAATTCTTTAGTAGCGATATAGTTTAGGGTATAAGATGCTTCTAATGTATATGTGTAAGTTTTGTATAGATTGATATAATCCAAAATACTTACACCACCAAAACTAAACTTTTCTCTATATGGAGACCAGAATGCCTGACCTATTGGTGATAATCGTTTAGCGTTACCTTCACCACATACGTTTTTTAATCTGTTATACAAATATGGAATATCAAAGAAATCTATATTCCATCCGGTGAGAATAGTTGGATTAACTTCTTCGTAATAATTAAGGAAAGCATATAGTAGATTTTTCTCATTGTCAAAAATGTGAACGTTAACTTCTCTACCATCTTTGTTAAAGTTTTTGGCATTGTTTTTTACTTTTCTTTCTTTATCTAATACAAATACATCATACAATTTAGTTGCTCCATCGTGAGCCGCTATTGCAGTGATTTCGTTCTTTGCTTCTTTTGTGTTTGGTAGACCTGTTATCATTTCCACCTCAATATCAAATGTAAGAACTCTATGTCCATTCGATGGTAAATCGTTATCGTAGATATCTACTAACACTCTCGTTGTTTCAGGTACATCCGATTCAAATAAATCTTCAGCATCTTCCTTTTCCCACTTACCAATTTTAGTTAATTTATCGCCATACATAGAACGATACTCACCATATGGGTCTTTCTTATACGCATACTTTCGGTATGGAAATGTTTGATATCCACTCTTATCATCCCATAAGTGAATTAAGTTCTTCTGCCTTTCGTAATAAATGTTTTGATACATTAACCTCTTAGTTTTTCGTTTAATACTTTAATCATTCTACTATCGTTTAACGATAGTTCCTTTGCTCTCTGAATTGCTTTATTCGATAATTCTATTCTATGATGTTCATCATCTAATATTTTATCTAACATATCAAACAAGTCCTTTTTATATTTAAAAAATAAACCATTTGGGTCTATTTCTTTGTAACAATCTGATTCCTGAAATATCATAGGAGTTCCGTTCATCATACAATCGGTAGCCGCTACACTCCAACCATAATTAGTCTGCCTCATTTGAATTCCAACTGAACACGATTGTAATTTTTTATAGTAATCATGCTTAGCTACTTTAGTATTATCAATCCACCCAAATTCAGGCTTACCATCTAATTGTGGCACCCACACTTTGAAATCTTGTCTACGCTCTCTATATTCCTCCATTAATTTAATAAAAGATGGATATCCCTTATATGCGGCTGCTCTATGATTGAATACAATAACCTTTTCTTTTGGTTGTAGTGTTTCTATAATTTTAGTATCATCTATACCTAAATTCCAAACCACTAATATACTATTTAATTTTTGAATAAACAAATCATTGAACCACAATTTTGCTTCTTCTAAAACTCTATCTTTTTGTTCTTGCGTATTTAAAAAGCAAGTATCCATTTGAGATACACCCAATAATTCTATTGGCATCCATCTCCATTTATTTTTTCTATCTTCCGCATTGCAGGTTTTCATTTCCCACCAATGACAATACCCAATAATTTTTGTATTGAAGTCGTTTTTATATCTACCAACTTGCGGCCAATCAGGTAAATGGGAATAAATTACATCATACTCAATTGTTTCCATCAAACGATTCATATCAGGTGGATATGTTCTCATTTTAATCATATCACCTGAAAATTGAAGTATGTGTTGCTTTACATTAATTAGATTTAATTTCTTAACAGGCTGTGGTAATATAATATTCCAAAAGTATTCTCCATGTGATTCCAATGATTTAATATGATTGTAAATAACATCTACAAACGAATCTTTTTCAATATTGCCAGAATTAGTAATATTTGGTATTACTAATACTTTTCTAGCTTTTTTATAATCAATGGTTTCCCAAAATGCCATACTATCTTCCTACTTCTTTTAAATAATGTTCTTTCATTTGCTCCCAAGTCATTCCGATTGCATTCACATAGAACAATACTTCGGGTTTAATTCTACCTTCTTCGTGTAATTTTGTATATCGTTTAATGGCTTTATCTTTCCACCATTTTATAGTATATTCATTTCCTTTAGCAAATTTTTCATTTAATACTAAATCCGTTTCTTCTATTTTAGAACAAAGAAAGTCATTACCATTCTGATACATTTGTGCAAAGTAAACACCTCTTTGGAATCCGTGGTCATAAGCGTTACCTTTAATTCCTAACTCTTTGAAAATTGCCTGAATAATCTTTTGTTTAATTCCACTTACAGGTCCGTTCTTTTCGTATCCCATATTAGCACCATTACGTTCCCTTTCATCCATAATGTTTTTCTTATACCATTCTGAACGATTTTCTTTTAACCATTGATGCCACGGGTCATATACCGAATCATCTGGCTTTGTAGAAATCTTACCTTTAGATTCTCCTAATGTTTTGAAATGTGGAATACCATTGTATTGAGAATGAATCCCATACAAAGATGTTGTACCTACTCCAACTAATGGGTTATCATATTTAGTTTTCCAATATGCTCTAATTTCAGGAGCGGTTGCTAATGCTGCGATTAACTTACCTCCTAAGAAATTATATCCAAATGGTTGAGTTGATACGATAGTTGTAGCAATAGATGTACAATTCAATTTACCTTTTTCAAATTTATCTTCTTTGCCCCAACCAATAAATTCATCTCTAACTCCTAATGAAGTGATATCTGACCCTAAACAAATTTGTCCTAATATCTTTCCGCTTGTTCTATCTTTAACGTATATCTTTACGTTTCTGCCAGGATTAGCCTGAAATTCCATTGTATGTATTAACTTACGAATTTCAGTCCAACGAGTGGATTCTTTCGGGTCATCTTCCACAATTTCCACATACGGGTCAATTGCTTCAATTTCTGAAATAGTTAATTCTTTATTCGTAATATCAGTTGGTTTCCACAACGAATCATAATATGATTGTAATACAGGCAGACGTTTCATATTTGAAACTCTATCTTCATTCCATTCAATCCACTTCTTATATAGAGTTTGTTCCTCTACTGACATTTCTTTAAGATAGTCCAAATTCTCAATGAACTTCTTCTTCATCACATCATAATCGAATGTGGCTGTGTTTGTTTCTTCTCCCGTATCCCAAAATTTCATATTACAAATATAACAAATTAATTTTAAATTACCAAAATTTGGTATCTATTTCCGTTTCTGGTGCGATTGTTGTCCAATGTTGGATATCCTTATTGAATGCACGGGTATCTTTTGGATAAGGTCTGATTTCATGCTTAAAGGATTTCATAATTGCTTTCTTTTCCTTCTTATCAGCTGTGATAATTTGCAGATATCTATGCTTTGGTGGTTCTTCCCTTCTCCAAAATTCCTTATATCCTTGCTTACCAATTTCTCTACGAAGGTGTTCTAAATTACCACTACCCCATTTTGTAAACACAGTCCTACTATGTATCCATTTGTAAGGGTCATTTGATAATGAAATACCATAATTTGGCATTAATGCAATATCAGTATTTAAACCTTGATAAATCCAATTGGTTGCTTGGTAAATACCACCTAAGTGTTCTTGTCCGTTATCCGCGTAAGAAATAAGTGCTTTAATTGCCGAATCATTTTCTCTGAACCATTTGAATGATTGTCCCATTGCGTATGATTCAATGTTAGAGCCATAACCATCATCACAATAAAGACGAGTTAATTCTAATACATTATCTTTTGTAAGTAAATCTGAAATAGAAGTTGCTGCTCTCGCTCCAACGGGAAATCCATAAACTAAACATCCGATTAATTTATTATCTTCACCTAACGCATTTACTTCATCCATTTTGTAAAAAATACCTAAAGCGTATCTACACGCAGTCCAAGCGTGAGTGTAGTGTTTCTTTACGATAATTTCTTTTGCTACATCTTTACCGATTGGTGCTATAAATACTTTTGAGGTATCGCAATAATTCTTACCTTCTTCTTTCATAAACTTATTTTATGGGTTCTAATTTATAAATCTCCTCCACAAATTCTGCATTATGCTTTGGATATGGTAGAGATGGGTATTTCAATGATTTGAATAATTTCTTTTTTTCTTTTCCACTTAACAATATATAAACGTATCTATGTTTACGTGGTTCTTTCTTAATCCAAAATGGCGATGATACCATTGTTTGAATTATCTTTGGGTCATTAGTTCCATACTTTACATATGAAGTTCTACTATGATGCCACTCGTCAATCTCACTCCATTTAAAACTCCAACTATCGTTTGGTCTAATCTTATTACCCTGATATATCCAATTGGTAGCTTGATATATAGTTCCTAAGTGTCCAACTTTTGGGTCTGAATATGATACTAATGCTTTGATATGTGGTGCGTTTTCTCTCAACCATTCAAATGATTTACCAACGAACCAACTCTCAATGTTACTACCATATCCATCAAATACAAAAAGACGGGTAAGTTCTAAAACTTCCGTTCTATCCAATAGTTCCGAAATGGATGCGCCCGAATGTCTACCAACCGGGTCACCATAACAAGCTACTCCAATAAGTTTTTCGTTTACTCCGCCAAAAAATTTGTGTGCATCATTTGATATATGAAATAAACCTATTGCATAAGATACTTTTGTCCATATACCACTATAATGGTTATTTACAATAATATCTTTAGCTACATCTTTACTTATTAATCTAACTGAAAGTTTGGATGTATCACAATAATCTTTTCCATCTAATTTCATATAACTATTTTACCCATTCATTGAATGCTTCTTCAAACGCAGATACTCTATCTCTCTTTGGGTCTGCATCCATAAGAGCTTTAGCAGTATCTAACACTTCTTTCCACAAACCATATGAATTGGCTTCCAATAGAATTTCTTCGATTTGCTCTTCGGCACTCATAACTTATTGCTTTTCGTATGGCCACTTAATCATATGTGTCCACGTTTGGTTAGTAACTATTTTTTTAATGTTAGCAGGCGAAACACCATTGTTTCTTGCCAATACTTTGACATTTCTATGACCTACCTTCCAAAGTTCTCTAATTTGAGATACTTGCTTTTCAGTCAATTTGTGCATTGGATGCGCTTCTCCTTTTAACATACGTCTAATATAACACTTTTTTTTGACAATCACAAATTTATTTTATTTTATCGTAAACAAATTCTGCTATTTTTTTATATCCATCTAAATTTGGATGCAATCCACCCTCCTTAACACCTTCATATCCATAAAATGCACCATTTTCAAAATATGGAACATTTGTAAGTTTTTCTGAATCTCTTAGGTAATCGGCAAATGTATAATTTGGCTCTATAAATCTACTAAAATCCAAATCAACTGGCTCTTCATCGTTGAACATTGGATAAAATGCGTTAAAATAATATCGATTATAATTTTTTAATAAATCATCTATTACTTTATAATCACTATTTGGGGTTGTTAGATTTCTATATGGAAATGAAAATGCTATAATTATTAAATCATCCGATAATAATTCATTCAAATTTACTTTTATAAGATTGTAAATATCATTGTTTCCAAAGTTATTACATTTTCCCATATTGATAAATGGAATATTTAATTTTTCAGCAACATATCTAGGCCAAGAATTCATTCTACGATAGTAATCTTCAAAATCATTAGGCGAACCGTGTCCTTTCCATTTAATACTATCGCTTAACCCATATCCATTTGTATATGAATCTCCAAATGTAACCAATCTCATATTAATCCTTTTTTCCGAAATTTTTAATTATGTAATCGTTTCTATGCAAATTAACTCCAAACTCATTATAAGTTTCCGAAATATGGCCAAAGATATAATTGACTTTATACCCCAATTGAACAGCGACCATTCCTAATAAATTTTCCATACACGCCGAGCCCATTTTGTTTGTAGGTAATATTTTATGAAAGTTTTTTTCTTTCAATTCTTTTAAAAATTGATTCTTGCATATAAACAAATTAAATACAAATGTTTTAAATCCATATGGTTTATATGGTATATCGCATATTTTGATATGAGATATACACCATTCTTGCTCTCCTATTTTATTTGATTCATAATCATTTGAATAGAAAAATGAACTAATTTCTTTATCGGAGTTTGGATAATGTTTTGTTAAATCTGTAACAGGAATAGTTGTATCTTGTAAAAACATATAATGTTCTTCATTTGGATATTTTTCATATGCTTTCCAAATTGCACCTACTTCATAATTCTCGTTTCCTTCTATAATATCAACGCCTTCCAGTAAATTATAATATGATTTATCTTCAGAATTACTATCAACTACAACTATTTTTTCATTTGGCATATATTTTTTACATGCTAAATAAACATCTTCAATAGTAGAAGAACTGCCTGTATATGGAAATTTATTAGGAACTTTAAATTCCTTTTTTAGCCCATAATCATTCGTATATTTACAACCAATTATAATCAACGTATTACTTTAAATTTTCATTTATTGCGTTAATATATGCTACTTTTGATGATACGCCTGTAAATCTTTCAACTTCTTTACCATCTCTTTCAATGATTACCGTAGGTACTGAACGTACACCATATTTAGTTGCTTCTTCATAAGCCACATCCACATCATAATCTTCAAATTTAACATTTGAAAAATTACTCTTTACTTCATTCATTACGGGAGCCAATGCTCTACAAGGTCCACACCATACTGCCGAAAATTTCTTAACTGTTACCATTTGTTCTTTCTTTAAATTCATCATATGCATCCAATAAGGAGTCTACTACTGGGTGTCTATGATTGGTTAATAATGTTTGTGAATCCATATCTTTAATCTTCTTTGCAGCTGATAATAAGAATTTGAATCCACTATCTCCTTTATATTTTAAATCTACTTGCTGTGTATCACCACATACAACCATTTTACTTCGTAATCCCAAACGAGATGTAATCATCTCCATTTGGTCGTTTGTGCAGTTTTGTGCTTCATCTACAATTATAAAACTATCCAAAAATGTTCTACCTCTCATAAATGCTAATGGTACAATTTCTACATGCCCATCTTCCAATATCTTATCAATTTTATCTTTATTATACAATTGATAAAAATTAGAATATATTGGTTGCATCCAGGGTTCCATTTTTTCTCTCAAGTCTCCCGGTAAAAATCCAATCTCTTCTTTACTTACCGTAGGACGAGTTATGATAATTTTTTGAACAGTCTTTTTAAATAACATATCCAATGCAACCTGGCAAGCTAAAAGTGTTTTACCACTTCCGGCTTTACCACTTAGTATCGTTATGGCGTTATTTAAAATCTTTTCCTTTGCTTCCTTTTGCTCTTCGTTTAATTGAATTTGAAACTTAATAGGTCCTTTTGGTTTTTCAATTTTTTCTTCTCTAATTCTCTCTGTCAATTCTTTGTGCTTTGTTGATTGATTTTCTGCCATAAAAATTTTTTTTATATATTATCCATCACAACTTAAACAATCCGGGTCCATTGCTTTTGTTGCAATATCACCTCTTAATACTGATTCAGTTCTCATATAATAAAGTGTTTTAACACCTTGCTTCCACGCTTCCATATGAACCTGATTAATCCATTTTGGTTCTGCGATTGCAGGGAATGCTAAATTCAATGAAACTGCTTGGTCAATATATTGTTGTCTAATACCTGCTTGTCTTACTAAATCTAATTGATTGATTTCCTTAAATGTTTTGAATACATCTTTGATAGGTGTACAATTATGCTTTGGTTCGTTTTCAACCTCTTTACATTCCATCACTTTACCATCTACATAACACCACTCATCTAAGAAATCCAAATCTTGTACTGAACCACCATCGTTTAAAATTTGGTCCCAAACTTCTTTTGTGTTTTTGCCAACTTTGCGAAGTACTCTTTCCAATTCAGGGTTCTTTCTAATGAATGTTCCTTTTGATGTTTGTTCGGTAAATACGTTAGCTGCCCAAGGCTCAATACCACTACTTACGTTACCACTCAATTTAGAGTTTGATACGGTAGGTGCTACTGCTCTTAGGTGGGTATTTCTAAATCCACTCTCTTTACACCATAGGGGTTCACCATATTCTTTAGCTAAATCTCTACTTGCTCTTTCAGATTCAATCTTAATTTGAGAGAAAATCTTACGAGTTTCAAATTGAGCTTGTAAACCTTCAAATGGAATACCTCTTTGTTGTAAGTATGTATGCCATCCCAATACACCTAATCCTAATGCTCTACCTCTTTCTGCTGAACGAACTGCATTTTCGAATCCTTTCATATTCTTAGCTCTTTGTAAGAATTCTTCCAACACACCATCTAAGAAGATAGTAGATGTATAAACTAAATCAGTATCTTTCCACTCATCATACTTTGCTAAGTTCAATGATGATAAACAACAAACGAATGAATGCTGCTCATCGGTATGTAAAACGATTTCAGAACAAATATTAGTCATATGAACTTTCAATCCGTTCTTTTTATACATTTCAGGATTATGTTTATTGACATTACCTTTAAACATGATATAAGGTTCACCTGTAGCCTTTCTTTTCTGAAGTAACTTACCCCACTTCCTACGAGCTTCAGAGTCGCCTTCCTCTAATTTAGCCATAAACTTATCACTTACAACTACACATTGGTGCATATTAAGTGCTTGGCGATTTACATCCCCCTTCGGTTCTCTGATTTCAATAAAATCATCAAAATCTTTATGGTCAATTTTAATATTTACCGATGCTGCTCCTCTACGAACACTATCATATTGATACCAATACCAACACCACCGCCATGCTTTGCCAATAACATCAATTCTAAATTCTTAGAACCAATTTCAAATATACTATCACCTACATCGATACCGAAGCAAGATATAGGTAATCCTCTATCGGTGCCGGTATTTGATAGTACTGGCGTTGCTAAACACAACCATCCTTTCCAAATGTAATCAAAGAATTTTGTTGCTAATTGTGGTTTCTCCAATCTCTTAGCAACTGCCGTAGCAACTCTCCAATATGCATCTTTTGGTTTTTCTCCTGGTAGCAAATATCCTTTTGATATCGTCTTAACATAGATTTCAGTATTTCCCCAATTTGGAAAATCTACATCTAATTCCCATCCTAATTCTTCTCCGTAATTTTTCATAACTTTCATTTAAAATATATCATCCCAATTTTCACCTTCTCCTGCTTTTGAATAATCAGTTGGTCTGATTGCAAAGAAGTCGGTATGTGTAACACCTCCCGTAAGATGATAGAACCAATCTAATTCGGATGCTTTCTTTTCATCAAATTCAAAATAATCATCACCACCCTTAATAGGGTTGTATCCTAATTCTCCTAATTTTTCATTGATTCTTTTTGTAATGAATTCTTTTAGGTCATCTTTTTTAAGATTCTCCAAATCGCCCATTTCAAAAATCTTATCAATGAATTTGTGTTCTAAATCTCTAATAATTTCAGCTGCTTTGTAGATATCAGCTTTTGCTTCTTCTAACAATTCAGGATATTCTTCACACATATGTCTGAATAATTGACATCCCATTTTAGAATGTAGGGATTCATCTCTTACACTCCACTTCATTTGTTGTCCAATTCCTTTTAATAGGTTTCTCATTTGGAAACTATAAAGAACTGCGAATGATGAATATAATGCTACACCCTCAGCGAATGCTGAAAAGATTGCCAATGAACGAGCTACTTCAACTCTAGCTTTATGATTAGTATCTAAATCTTTTGGAGTCCAATCAGCCGTTGTATTTGTTAATAACTCAAATCTTTCTTTCATAACTTCATCGTGCATAAAGCCTGCGAAGTCATCTAATCCCAATGTTTCATTTAAGTATGAGTATGCAACTGAATGGATTGTTTCTTGCGAACCAAATGCCATTGCCATTTGTCTAATCTCATGCTTTGGAAACCATTTGGTTACCATACCGGTCCAATAGTCTGATACTGCACATTCGGTTTGAGCGAATCCTAAAAGAATATTACCAACTAAATGCTTTTCCTCTTTTGATAAATTTTCGTTCCAATCCTTAACATCACCTTGCATCGGTATCTCTGTGTGTAACCAAAACGCCTGCATTTGTTTTAACCATCCCTCCGTATAATATTCTGGGTATTCAAACGGCTTGAATGGGATTCTTTCTGTAAATAATTTGCTCATTGTATATTCTTATTTTATTAGAGTTGTAGGTATAACTATACGTCAAAAATTAAAATTTTACCTTTTCTTTAGAAAATTTTATATGACATTTTTTCAGTTATCCCATATTCTCTACATACTTTTTATGTAATAATTTTTTCTCTAAATTTTCACCATTTTTAGAGTCTTTTGTTGCAATAACTCCATCAGCGGAATTAGCTGCGAACACATCCATAATACCGTGAAACGTATCAATCTTAGCGGGGAAAGTCATACCATCCGGTCCAAAACGATTTTTAACAATGTGAATACGGCCTGTGTTTGATAACTTATCTTTAGTTTTTCTACTAACACTCATAATGAAGTCAGCGGTTTGTACTTTCTTATAAGAATCACCCACACTATCCGCTTGGATAACTTCGTGGTCAATAGCTGCTCTATTAGTTTGAGTTGCTGTCCAAATTGGAATACCCATCTCACCACTCAATCCTCTAAGTTCTTCATAGATACCACCCAACTCAGCGTATAACCCATCCCTATTACTACCACTCTTTAACAAATCAGCGTAATCAATAATAATGAGATTTGGATTAAATCCACTTGCTTTTAATTTTTCAATGTGAGCTGAAAGGGTTTTTGAAGATGCGAATTGTGGTGGATAGTATTTAATACGAACTCTACCTGGCGTATTCTTAATCTTTCGAACAATTTCATCTTTACGTTCTTTGTGTTCGGATGTTTGGATGCCTGTAAGGATTGTTGTATATCTTTGTCCTACATAACTTTCTGATAATTCCAAAGTATAATGTAATACATTTAATCCCTTCTGAACTGCTGAACACGCTATCTTTGATAAAAACCAACTCTTACCAATACCCGATGGTGCCATTACAACTCCCAATTCGCCGGGACCTAATCCACCATCCATTAGTTCATCAACAACTTCCCATCCGGTCGATACTGAATTTCGTTTGACATCTTCCATAATCAATTCGAAATTATCGATGTAATCCAATCCTAAGTCGTTTTCTACTCCAACTTTGGATGCTGCCATCATCGTATCTATAATCTTATCGTAGTTTCCTGCTTTGAGTAAATCTACCGATTTTAGAAGGGCATCTTTAACTTTTTGATTTTTAGCAAATGTAAGATATTCTTTCTTTACATAAGGTAAATCTTCAGAACCAATCTGTAAATATACAGACTTCAATTGTTCAACAACAGTCTGCTTTAATACTTTATCCTCAACTTCGCCCACCTTAATCTTAAACACCTCCATAGTAGGGGATGTACGGAATTCATTGAAGTAGTTTTGAACTTCTCCAATAATCCATTGGTTGGCTTGTGATTCAAAAAAAGCTGGTTTAGTTATTTCAGTTACCTGTTCTAAGAACTTTACATCTGATATAAGAGAAGCTACAACTTTAGATTGATACGATTGGCCATATTTTACTAACGTATCTACTGCTTCCATTATGCTTCAGCTTTTTGCTTTTTTAATTGTTTTTTTGATTGAACCTTTTCGGCTTGGTCGGTAGCTTGGTCGGTAACTTGGTCGTTCTTTGGTTTACGAGTCGCAAGCTTCCATTCTGATTTTGGTACAAACTTCCAGTACCCACCCTTTACTCTTTCATCAGCATCTATATCTGATACTCTACGGATTTCATCTAATTCGTAACCTTTGGCTACTTTGATACATTTAATACACTTCATAGTTTTTTCTCCATGTTTTAATTTAAAAATTATTTTAATACCATTAAGATTTCTGATTCTCTTAATAAGGTATATTTCTCTCCGTTGATTTTTACCTCTTGCCCCTGATGGTATGGTGGTAAAATCACTTCATCCCCTTCTTCAACAGTCATTGGAATTAATACTCCACTTTGTGTATAAATGCCAGGTCCTACTTTGATAACCTCCGCACGTTTAACATCTTCCAATTTTGCACTATCTGGAATGATGATACCACCGGCTGTTCTGTCATTGTTTTGTTCTAATTCTTTTAGGAGAACTCTATCTCCAATTGGTTGTGCTACTTTGTCTGCCATAACTTAATTTAAAATTTTGATAAATGTGAAAATGTTGATTGTAACCAATCTAATACATTTGGGAATGAATCTAACATACGATGCTTTAATCCCAATTTAAGAAACTCTTGCTTCTCAAGCTTTGTTATTGGTTCATCGTATCTATCCATAATTTTCATTTTAAGGTTTCCACTAAATTCAGGTTCTGATAATTGCATCAATTTACGATTTCTTTCGCAAATTTCCAAATTATCTAAAAATAATTCGTGAGCCTTAATCTTTTTATCCAATGTATTTACATACTCAACCATTGTTTCGGTTGTATGTGTGGTTTCTTCTGTAAGGATTGGAAATGCTTTGATAATAGTTTTTGCACCTAATCCATTAATACCTTCGATGTTATCCGATTTATCACCATCAATCATTCTGAAGTTAACAAAATTGTGTGGATGAAATCCGTATTCTTCTTTAACTTCATCTATTGTATAAACTTTCTTTTTTGTTGGCGAATAAACAGATACATCTTTATTTACTAATTGTAAAAAATCTTTATCGGAACTCATAATAATAACCTTCTCATCTTCTTGTCGAAGTTGAGTTGTTATATACCCAATAACATCATCAGCCTCAATACCATCATAAACCATTAAGGTTACAGGTAGGGCTGTTAATAGTTCGGCTAATCCAACCATCTGCCTTCTCATAGAGATTTGCTCATCTTCGGGATTCATATCCACAGTGATGGCACGATTTAGGCGGATTTTGTTTTTAGCTCTATCGGCTTTATAACCTCCGTAAATTTTCTTTCTGCTGTCTGAACCACCCTTGCCATCGAATACGATGATACAACGGGTTGGGTTTAAAGTACGGATAGCGTAGCCGATACTTTTTAAAGTACCGACTATGCCTCCAATATGGTCACCATTATCGTTTAGATTTGGTGCGGTTGACCAAGAACGAATGCTTAATTCTTCGTTTTTAAGAATATCTGGAAAATCCTTTGATTGGAATTTGATAACTTCTCCGGTATCGGTATCAATGTATTCATACCATGCACCACCTTGCTTTACCAATTTGTTATCTTTCATTACTCCCAACCAACTTCCGTAGTTATCAATACCTCTATCAAAGAAGATATTGAAATCGGCGTGTCTTAATGGTGGTCCTAAACGATTTTTGATAACCTGTGCTCTTACTTTGATACCAACAATCTTATCACCTACTTTAAGTTGTCCCATTGATTTCAAACGGAAACGAACAGAAGCATGGAATGCTAATGCTTTACCACCTGATGTTGTCCAAGGGTCACTAAATGCCATTGCGTTCATCTTTTGACGAAGTTGGTTAGTAAACACTAAACAAATGTTCTGTCTACCAATCATATTCGTAATCTTTCTCATCGCTTTGGAGATAATGATTGCTTTATCGGTTGCGTAACCATCTTTATCATAATCAGCTTCTAATTCCTTTTTTGTAGATGCAGCTGCTACTGAATCTACTACGATAGTTACCAATTTGTTTTTATCACCTGTTCTAACTTTCTCAATGATTGTTTCACAAGCTTCAAAAATACCTTCAACCGTATCTACTGAAACGTATAGTAATTTTGAAATATCAACACCAATTGCTTCCAAAAACTCCCTATTAACGGCAGTTTCGGTATCA